GGCCGCGCGCTTTCGTCGTGGGGAGATGACATGAGCTTCGGTATCACGCCAGCCACCGGCTTCCCGCCGCAAGCCTCGGACGAGTTTCCGAACTACATCCAGTTCCAGAACCAAGGCACAGACCTCGGCCTGCCGAACGTCGACACGGTCAATTTCGGTCGCAACCTCACCGCGAGCCGCGGCACCGGCGAGAACGCCAACGCGGTCACGGTTGTGGCCGACACCTTCACGTGGGCCGAGGCAGCAACCGACTACGCGCTGACGTCTGCCGATCTTGGTAACGGGGTCAAGGCCACGCACAACTCAGGCCCGGTGATCATCACCGTGCCTGGCGATACCGAGCTCGGAATCAACGGCGAAGACGTGTCGGTGCTGATCATGCAGGCCGGCGCCGGCGCAGTCGGTATCGTGGGCCAAAGTGGCGTCACAGTGAACGTGCGGGACGCTCTCGGGCCCACGATTGCGGGCCAATACGGCGTGGTCTCCCTGATCCATACCGGAGAGAACGAGTGGGTGCTGTGCGGTGACTTGGAGGTGATCTGATGCGCACGACGCACGCAGGTGCGCTGATGCCGCATTCGCCACCCCCACCGTCGAACATCGTGCTCATGCTGCACTTCGACGGGCCGAACGGGTCGACGAATTTCATCGACTCGTCGCGCAGCGAGCACCCGATGACTGCCGCCGGCGGCGCAGTGATCTCGACCGCGCAGTCGTTGCTCACGTCGTCCGGCGACTTCAACAACGAACCTACAAGCCTGGTCTCGTGCCCGAACAGCCAAGACTTCAATTTCGGCGCGGGCGCCTGGACCATCGAGGCATTCCTGTGGGTGCGACCGACGAACAACAACGCGTTCCTGTGCGGGTCTTACCAGGGTGCGGCGTTCTCCGGGTTCTATTGCCTAGTGCAGTTCGCCACGCCAGCGATGTCGTTCTACCGCGATGACGAACCATTCACGGTCTACACCGTAAGTGGCTCCGCGCTAACCACCGAAGCATGGCACCACGTGGCTTGGGTGCGAGACGCCGACGAGATCCGCATCTACCAGAACGGCGGCATGTTGGGCCGACTGGTGATCGAACCGACAGCGGGCGTGCGGTTTTCCCCCGACGAGTTCACCGTCGGCGGCAACAACGATCTGAGTGTGACCTTCGACGGTTTCGACGGCTACGTCGAGGATCTGCGCGTCACCAAAGGGCTCGCGCGCTACACGGGCACCACGTCAGCGCCCGGTAGTTGCTTCACTGTGCCCAGCGTTCCGCTGGCCAACTTCTGACCACCATGCGTCGAGCCATTGACTCTTTCCGCGGCGAGGCTCCTCGGGTCACGCCTCGGGCGCTGCCGGACAACGCCGCGCAGGCCGCCGTGAACGCGCAACTGTTCACTGGTGACCTGAAAGCCTGGCGGCAGTTTGCGACGACCAAGGGCTTGGCCAACAGCGGCTCGGGCCCCGTGCGCACGATCTACCTGCTCAACGATCAGTGGCTGTCGTGGGAGGCCGACGTGGACGTGGCGCGCGGGATCATCCCTGGCGACACGACGTACCGCACCTACCTGACGTCGCCTGACCTGTACGGTGAGCCGCGGTTCACGAACTACGCGCTGGCGACCACCGGCGCGGAACCGTTTCCGGTGGCCACGCGGCCCCTGGGCGTGCCCGCGCCGACGTCGCCGCCCACGCTGGTGACCGGCATCGACGAGACCGCGACGACGTTCGCCGTGGACATCCTCGACGAAGGCGATTCACTGACCGAAAGCTGGACGATCTCCGGGTCGAGCCCGGGTGTCAGCGAGGTCACGCAAGACGCCGTGGTGGGCAACCCGGCGCCCAGCTACGCGCTGTTGGCCAACGGCAACGCAGGCCTACCGGCGTACGCCTACCGCAACTTCGGTATCGCGTCGGGTACGGTCGTGCAGGTGTCGTTCGACTGGTCCTACCAGGCCGGTGCGGCTGACGCGCAGATGATCGCGAACATCATGACCGGGGTGCTCGGATCCGGCCTGCAGGTTCGCTACGACTCGGTCTTCTCGCGCTTCTCCATCTCGGCGGGGACAGGGTGGGCTTCCACCGGGTCCTCGTCGCTGGTGTCTAGCGCGATCTCGCTGCTCGCGCACTCGACCTGGTACACGGTGACGGTGCAGGTCATCGCCAACAGCGACGGCACGCAGACCGTGACGGCCAGCCTGTACCTCGGCAGCGGCCTGATCACCTCGATCAGCATCACGAACATCTTCTCGCTCGGCGACTACGTCGGCTTCGTGCACGAGACGTCGTCGAACAGCGCGAAGACCTACTACGACAACATCCTCGTGCGCGCCAGCGGCTCGACGGGCTACGTGCCCGCCAACCTGGCGACGAACTACGTCTACACCTTCGTCAACGACCTCGGCGAAGAGAGCGCGCCGAGCGAGGCCAGCGCCACCATCCTGCGGCCGGATGGCATCAGCGTCACCGTGACGACGCCGACGGTGGTGCCGTCGGGTGTCTCGTCGGACTACGCGATCACGACCAAGCGCATCTACCGCGCGGCCACCGGCAACGTGGGCACCGAGTTCCTGTTCGTCGCTGAGATCGCGCTGGGCACCGCCGACTACGTGGACGTGCTCACCGACGCGCAACTCGGCGAAGCGCTGGAGAGCGAACTGTGGGACCTGCCGCCCGATGACCTCGAGGGCATCCTCGCGCTACCCAACGGCGTGATGGTGGGCTTCCGCCGCAACCAGCTGTGCCTGTCCGCGCAGAATCGGCCGCACGCCTGGCCGGTGAGCTACCGGCTCACCACCGACACCGACATCGTCGGCATCGGCAACGTCGACACGACGGTGGTGATCGGCACGGAGAGCTTCGTCTACATCGCCAGCGGCAGCGAGCCGGCGGCGTACAGCATGAGCAAGTTCGAAGTGCCGTACGCGTGCTCGAGCAAGCGCAGCTTCGACTACCTCACCGGCATCGGTGTCGTCTTCTCCAACCCGGACGGCCTGATGGCCGTGCAGGGTGTCGGCCAGATCCGCAACCTGACCGACAGCGTCTTCACGCGCGAGCAGTGGCAAGCCCTCGACCCCACGAGCATCGTCGGGGTGTCGCACAACGACATCTACTTCCTGTTCTGGGAGTCGGGGTCCAACCGCGGCTGCTACGCGATCGACATGAAGCAGAACGGCTTCGGCATCGTGCAGATGGCCTTCCACGCCAGCGCGTCCTTCGTCGACCCGATCGAGGACAAGATGTACCTCGTGCTCGACGAGGACAACGAACCGGACGACCCGAGCCTGCCGATCCCGGCCGCGCCGCCGGTGTACCTCGACGGGCGCACGATCTACGAGTTCGAAGGTAACCCCTCGGTCGACATGACCTACCGGTGGCTGAGCAAGCTGTGGCTGCTCGAGCGCCCGGCGTGGCTCACGATCGCGCAGGTGCGTGCCGAGGACTACCTGAACCTGCTCGTGCGCTTCTACGGCGATGGCGTGCAGATCAGCGAGATCGTGGTGACCGAGTCGACCGAGTTCACGCTCGACGAGGCCGACGAGTACGAGACCTTCCAGATCGAGATCCTCGGCACGTCGACCGTGCGCATCGCCCAGGCCGCCGAGGATGTGACGGAGCTCATCTGATGGCTGTCGACGGCAAGCCAGCCATCACCACGCCGGGGCAGTTGGTGCTGCGGCCGGTGCAGGCCGCCATCGCAGCTGCGCGCCAGCGCATCGAGAAGCTGGAGGGCGCGGTCACCGCCCTGCAGAACGCGGGCGGCGGCAACTTCGACGCGGTGATCCAGTCCATGCGACAGTCGATCGCCCTTCTACAGACGCAAGTTGCGCTCCTGAGCGGCGGCATCTTCGACCCTCAAGCTGCGAACCTCGTCTTCGCGGGGCCCACCAGCGGCTCCCCGGACGAGCCGACCTTCCGCTCGCTCGTGCAGGACGACCTGCCTAACATCTCCGACCTGTCGGCGCAGTCCGGCGGGCTGGGCGGCAGCGAACTGGTGGCCGTGCAACTGGGCGGTGTCTGGTACCAGACCACCGTGCAGGACATCGCGAACCTTGCCTTCTTTGGCAGCGGTGGCGGGGGCGGCGGGGCGGTGGACAGCGTCAACGGGCAGACGGGCGTGGTCGTGCTGACCGCGGCGGATGTGGGCGCCGTCGAGAGCGTCAACGGCTTCGGCGGGGTTGTCACGATCGACGCCGGCGACGTCGGTGCAGTGCCCGGCGCGGAGTACGTGCCTTCACTGGCCAGCGGCATAGACGGTGACGAGTTGGCCGTGGTGTTCAAAGGCAGCGGCTACTACGTCGTCACGCTCGCGCAGATCGCCGCGCTGGCGCCGGGCGGCGGGGCAGTGACCAGCGTGAACAGCCAGGTCGGCGCCGTGTTGCTCGACGCAGGCGACGTCGGCGCGGTGCCCGGGGTCGATTACGTCCCTGCTCTGGCCAGCGGCATCGACGGCGATGAGATCCTGGTCGGGCAGAAGGGCAGTGGCTACTATGCCATGACGGCGCGGCAAGTCGCTGCGTTGGCAGGCACCTACACCGCTGCGTCGTCGGCGCCAGGCAGTCCGCGGCCTGGTGACCGGTGGGTCGATCTCGACACTGGGATCCTCTACACGTACTTCTACGACGGCAGCAGCTACGCCTGGGTGGAGTTCTGATGGACTGCTACGCAATCGACTTCCCGGCCTCGCCAGTGGCGGGCGACGTCTACACCTACGGCGGCCGCACGTGGACCTTTGACGGCAGCGGCTGGGTGAGGAACGGCACGTGATTGACTTCCCAAGCAGCCCCGTGACCGGGCAGGTCTACACCTACAACGGGCGCACGTGGGTGTGGGACGACACCGGCTGGCAGCGCCAGATCAACGCCGGGCAGCAGGTCTCGGTTTTCACGCTGCTCAGTGGCCTGGTGGAGAACAACGTCGACCCGCTGCCGTACCCGATCAGCGGCACCTGGTACGAACTCACCTACGTTTGAGGACCCATCATGTCAGCAACACTCGATTGGGCCAGCAGCGGATCCGGCACCAAAACCGGCACCGCGATCGGCAACCTGTTTGCCGATCTCGTCACGCTCATCACGTCCAAGGCCGGTGACGCCACGTTCAAGTGGGAGGTCGCCAGCAGCAATACAGGCTCGACGCCGTACCAGATCACCCTCAAACCCAAGTCAGGCGCCGCCGGGCGGATCCTGCTGCTGGCCTATTCCAGCGCGCCGGCAGGCAGCAACTCGGCGATCTTCGACACGACGGCCACCACCAACGTGTTCTACGGCGCCTACTTCCCGGCAGGCAACGTCGACACGCCGAGCAACCTTACGGCGTCCAGTGGCACGATCATGGGATCGGACACCGGGGCGGTCAAGGTCTGGGGGTCGGGCAACATCGCCACGATCTACGCGGCGAGTTTCCGGCCGTTCTACTTCGACAGCGACGAGGCGATGGTGCTCGGGTTCCAGAACCCGGCCGCGGCGACCTGCTACATGTACGGGGCCGGCGAACTGCTCGTCGATGCGTCAGACAACGCCTACCCGGCGGTGATGTCGTTCGCCGGGTCATCGGTGAGCACGTTCGGCTCGACCACGTCGCTGATGCCGTGGGTCACGACCACGCAGAATGCAGGCGGCTCCGTGGCGCTGGTGCGCACGAACTACGGGTCAAGCAACCGCGTCTACTACCTCGCGTGGGCGCCGACCGGCGTGTGGGCCTCGTCGGCGGTGGGCGCCACCGACATCCTCACCGACACCGCCGCGTCCAAGGCGTGGTTCGTGCCGGCGCAGTTGCTGGGCGTGACCAAGGGCGAGGGCTTCGTGCTCAAGCTGCGCCAGATCGGCTTCGGCCCGGGCACCGTCGGCCCGCTGACGCCGTACAACACCACAGGCCCGGTCGTCGCCGCGCGCCAGTTCAACATCGCCACCGCCGGCGGCAATGGGTTCCCGTGGCTGACCAACTTCAAGATCTGATGATCTCCGGCACCACATTCACGATCGAAGGCCCCGAGATGGTGGAGGCCGCCTGCCGGGGGCTTCGCCGTGGGGTTGCCTACCCTGCCGAACTGACGGAAATGATGGCACAATGCG